GTCCGGAGACGCGTCAGTTACAGTTCCAATACCTAATTCCCACGTACCATCTGATTCGTGTGCAGCAAGATAATAAGTGGTGTTTGTATCACCAATACCAGTTACAAATGTTTCAAAACCTGTTGCTGCCCCACCTAAAGAAAGTGTACCTTGACCTGTTGTGGTTGATGTTTCTTTAACTCTATCGTTAAGGACTAATGCCATAAAACCCTACCCTGATATTCTTATAACTGCATTACTCGTATCTGCGGCTGGGAATTGTATTGTTAATGTTCCTGCTGTAGTTGTAAAATCACCACCAAAATCTAAAACACATACAGCTGAATCTGTAGCAAGTCCTGCTGTTGCTGCACCACCAGATGATTGATAGATGAGCGCGTATCTAGCAGTTGTTGAAACTGTTGTAAAAGAAGTGTCTGCAAAATCTGCAAAACAAATTGCTGTAGAAGAACTTCCTGTAACCCCATTATTTGTTAGTGTGTTTCCTGCTGCAGTATAACCAGAACCTGATGCGTTTGCAGCTTCGTTGGTTGTATTGTAACCAGTTACCGCTGATGCAGAAACTGTTTTTGATGATGTGTAAAGAGCTAGTTTGTAAGTATCGCCACTAGACGAACTAAAATTGTGATTGCCTTTTAAAAGGTGTTCTTTAAAAACATTACATATTACGTTTGCCATATTATCTCCTTATGCGTTAGTAGAAGGAATAGCTAATCTAACAACTCCATCCCTATATTCTTCTCTTCGTCTTTGACCCATTTGTTCTGTTGCTAATGTACCTATCGCATTTTTATATGCTTGTTCATACATTACTAACATATTATCTGGGCCTTTTAAAAATTTAAAAGCTTCCACTAGGCAGGCGTATAACAAGGCAGTTGGTGCATTGCTACTAAGCCAAGTAGTCGTAGTACTTGAACTTAATCCTGTTGGTTGAGCATTATACTCTAGATCTATAGTATAAGCCGCATTTGGTGTTGGTGCAAGAAGTATTGAGTCTTCGTCATAGTTTGCATAATATTTTGGAACACCCGTGCTTTGTCTATTTGGCCAATATTCTGATAAAAAAGAAGCGTCTTTTTTCTGTAAAACAATTCTTTCGTTATCTGTTAATCCGCCAAGTGAACCACTAGAACTATACATAGTTATATAACGTATAGTGCTAAAATCAGTTGGAATTGATCCTGGTAATGTTACAAAAGGTGTGCTTGCAGTTACTACTGCTGTTGCATTCTTTTTAAAAGGATCAATATCTAATTCTCTATACAACCGCATTTCAGCATGTTCTATAAAATCATTAGTAATAGTTGATGTTAAAACATTGGTGTCTGTTTCTGTATAATCTAATATCTGTTGTGTTAATTCTGCGTATGTTGTCATGCTACTAATGTTACGGGGCCAGCGTAAGCCCTAAACCCTCCTCCGTTAATACTACCAGTTGTTGCAGTGTCTGTCGATACTGAGAAAGTGTATGTGTCTGCATCCACTACAGTTATCGTATAACCAGCAGCTAAATTAATTTTATCTGCTGTAATCCCATCAAAGCCAATCGCATCTCTAAACCTAACTGTATCACTAGTAGATCTACCATGACTATTTTCTGTAACTGTAATTGTAGAAGAACTAGCAGAACCTGTTTTAAAAGGATTTGTTTTTAGTAAATTTGGAACAGCATTTTCTTCTCTATCCGGTCTTGCGTTTTGTAAAGCTTGAGCATCTGCTTTGTGTGCTGTTGGTTCTATTTGTGGGTGTTTTGACTCAAACTCAGATTGATGAACAAAAGATCCATTCCATTCAAACAACATTTCATTGTACGGAAATGCAAGACCACTACGATCTGATATTGCTTTTGCTTTTTTTCCTGATGCAAAATTAGACATTTGGATAATACGCTTTCGGTGTTATGTGTGTGCTAGTAGAAGAACCATCTTCAATTAACGCACGATTTAATTCGTCTTCATATATCATTTTCATTTGTGGCACTGCTTCTGGTTTTTCTTTTTGTGATAAATAGTAAGCAAGACCCGAAACCATGCAAGGAACAAAACGATAAGGGAGATCAGTTGCATTAGTATAACCTCCAGCGTCTTGTATTCTTTTTACATAATACAAATGCATGTCTTTGCTAGCAGCAGTGGAATCTGGAACAGGGTAAACAAAAACATTTACACGATCAATTAATCGTTGCACATAATATTGTGTTGGTTGACCTGATTGTAATTTATTAGCTAAAGCAGAATAAGACGAACGATCAATTTTAGTCATGGCTGTGTCTTGTTGAGTGCTTTGTGTTCTGTTTGTTCTGTACGTTGCTTCAAGAACATCATCCATACCATAAACACCATTAGTTGGCGTAGTGGTTGCACTAGTGCCATCCGTGCTATCTCTAAAAAACACATATTTTTCTTGATTCTCTATAAGGTCAATATTTGTTTCATCTATTTCCCAATAGTGTAATCCTCTATTGCCCCATTCTTGTAACATTATATTTAAAGAACGACGTGCTGATTTTATTCTAAACCCATTAAGGTCTTGAACGCCTATTCTTTCATAAGACTCTGTTACAATTTCATCAATAGAAAAAGTTTTGTCGAACGTTGTAGTTCCTGAAGTAGTGTTTCCCATGGCTACTCCTTAACTGTAATAAGCTACTACAAAATCACAATTTGTTACGTCAACGAAAGCAGCTGTTTCAAATCTTACACCCTCTCCATCAAAGTTTACAACTAATGCTTCGCCATCAGCTGTTCCAAACTTGTGATGAATTTTAATTACGCCTGCCGCAGAGGTGTTATCATAAACTTTTACTTCAGCGTCCGCAGCGCTTGCTTGCGCTTGTATTGTTTTAATTCTAACAGGACCAAGATTAGTAGCTGAGCCACCGATAAATCCTTGTAGTCTACCATCTCCAGTTAATGCTACTGATGCTTTTACATCCATAATAATTCTCCTAAACTGTGGGCCCGAAGGCCCACATTAACATTAATTTTTATTATCTTTCGATAATTGCTGTTACGTAGTCAACTACTAATGATTTAGCAGCTGCCGCACCAGCTTGAATAGCTATTGTTATAGTTAGCTCTTCGTCGTCTGGTAGATTAGTGTTAGCAATTTTCACAGGTTCAGCGTTATTAACTGAATAATAAACAGCGTCTCTGTCTGGATCTATGAACCATGTTGCAGTCACAAATGTGTCATCTGCCATTGTAGCGATAGCAGCAGTTTCAGTCTCTGTGCTATCTTTTTCTATAACAAAATCAAGATTAGTGTCACCGTCGTCTTTAGTAAAAAAGACACCGTCTGAAACACCATCAATTGCAGTTGTGTCTGTAATCGCTAATCCAATTTTCATGTCAGATTGTGTAGCATCACTTAGTTTAAATCTAGCTGAGAAATAAGCTCTCTTACTAGTGCTTAGTTTAAATGCTTCTCCTTTTAACTGTAGTTCTTCAGAGTCGTTATCTGCATCGTTAGTTGTAATTATTAATGCTCCACCAGCTGAACTTGTAGCTTGAATAACCTCTCCTGAATCAGTACCACCATCCGTAGATGTAATAGTCCAGTCACCTGCAGTGTAGGTAAAAAAGTCATTAGAGTACCCATAGAACGTTTGGTCCGATGCGTACTGTTGAAACATTGGTAATTCTTTCTTGTGTTTCGTTGGAACTGTGTTTCCAGCGAAAGTAATCATACTTTGAAAGTGTGGGTTTGCCATAATTTAATCCTCCTAGTTTTCAATGTAGTCTTCTAGGCAATCGAACCTGCGGTATTCGCCCTACATTGATAATTTACGCAGTGTTTAGAATATACGCTTTTAATTTGTATTTTGCAAATAAAAAGGGGCCCGAAGGCCCCTTTAAATTAGTTCTTTATACTTAACTATTAAGCACCTGGTGAACCAAACATACCACGCCAGTCAGAAAAGCCGAAGCTGTATCTTTCCCTAGCTTTGTATCTCATGTTACCAGTATCGAAGTCGCCTTCCATAGCAGTTTTAATAGCTGCTCTGTTAAACATCTTCATTCCGTTAGGAACATCAGTTTTAATGAAGAAAGCGTCTGTGTCTGTTAGGAAGTTGTTTACCACGTATCCTTGTGGAATCATTCCTTTAGAAGACAGAGCGTTTAAATCATTGTCTGAAGTTCCAACTCTTGCTGGAGATTTTAAGATTCTTTCAGCTGTGAACTGTAGCTCAGAAGGAATGATTAATTTCAATCCTCTTGCAGCAATTTTTAAGCCTCTTTCATCTTTAAACGCAGCGATGTCAATCATAGCTTGCTCTAGTGAAGTCTCACTTAAGTCAGCTGATGTCGCTAGTTCGTTTGATAGATCTCCTGCTCCAACAGTCGGGTGGTCAGTAGCAAATAATTCTTTGCTGTCTCCACCTGGGAACGAGCTGCTAAATCCATTGTTTAGGACGTTAGCTGCTTTGATCTGCTTTGTGTTAGCCATAGATCTTGCTAGTGCTTTAGTATAACGTTTAGCGATACTATCATACAAGTTATCCTCAACAGCTTCTTCAGTGATCGCGAATGCGAGCGCTACTGTTTCATGAGTATAACGTGAAGTGAAAGACTCGTTTGCGTTATCGAAAGCAACGGCAGAACCTTCTTGCTTAACTTGCGCTTGTGCAAAACCAGATAACATTACTTCTTCCTCAAAAGCTCTGTCAGAGTTCTCGACGTCAAAGATTTCTGCATGCTGGTTTTCGTAGTTTTTGTACTCAAGTCCGAATAAAGCATTCAGACCTGGCTCTAGCTCTTTTGCTAGTTGTTGTCTTGATATAGCCATAATTTATGTCCTCCTGCTATTACGCGTCACCACCAGTAGTCGTAAGGTAAAGATGCTCGTTAAATTTAACGATATAATTACAATTCGCACTAGCAATGTCATTGTTTGATGGGTCCGCTGACGGTTTAATAATTCTGAATTGTGCAGTAGCACCAGAACCAGTAACTGATGATGCAGTTGTAGATTTAGCGAGACCTGTTGCGGTGTCGCCAGTTCCTAGAACTGAGTCAATGTTGTTACCTTGTGCTGCTTGAGCTAGGGTTCCTCCTGCTTGCACTTCAAACAGAGTATTAGGGTCGTCAAAAACGAACGCCGTTATTGTTTCACCTGTAGCCACATTAGTCTGTGAGTACTGGTTTTTAAAAGTTGGTTTTCCGGTTGACGGGTCTTTAGAAATGAATACACCGTTTAAAACACCAAGATTTTTAGTGCTTGTAGCGGTACCAGCCGTAATAAGACCAGATGCATTTCCAACAATCATACCTTGAAATAAATCAAGGTTAGCATTGTCAGCAATTTTGTATTCAGCAGTAGCCATGTTATTTACATCACTACCTAATTTTCCCATCGCTCTGAAACCAAAAGGGGCATTTACATTTGCCATATTTGTTTCCTCCTTAAAGGGTTATTGTTAAATCGATGGTTGAAAAAGATTAGTCTTTTTTCGAGCCACCAAAAGTTACACGAGTCTGTCGATCTTGATTGATCGGCATACTTGGATGCTGTTCCTTTAAGACATCGTTTTCTAAAGCATCATTACGATCTTGCGTCATTTGATTAAAGTACGCTTCTCGTTGCTTTGCGAGCTCTTCGGGTATCCTTGCCAGCACAAGGCCACCAACCCCTATCACTCCTGCGTATTTACCGTCATTGACACTTGGATAATTACTATCTGGATATTCATCGGATCTTACCAAATCCCAACCAGATCTCATTTTACCGGACATGTTTTTTGTATCGTCAAAACCCATGCTTTCGGCGCGTATCCATCTATGTCTATAACCGTCTGGCGCAGGCGGTGCATCAAGTGATGATGGAGGAGTCCAAACTTTAGGTCGTTCTTCTTTAACTCTAGTTTGACTCACGCGGGAAGTTTTTTTAGTTTTCTTTTCCATATGCTTATACCTCCTTCGCGGCTAATTGTTTCGCATATTCTTCTAGCGGCACACCTAATCTTTTAGAAATTGCTACCTGTGAAGGTGTGAGTTTCACGGTTTTTCTGCGTCCTTTTGCTGCCGGACGTTTAGCACTTGCAACATTCTGAACAGGTTGTTCAAATGTAGTTGGCTCCACTTTATCAAATTTATGTGGGAATGCAACCCTTATTCGTTTATCAACCTCAGAATAATATTCATTAGATTGTGGGTCAAAACCCTCATCCTCTACAAGTTGTCTATGTATGTCAAATGCTGTGTAAGTCATAGCATTATCCGTACCAAACCAAGTGTTTTTAGCAGACCAATCTTGTGCTTTAGGGTCAATTTGCTGCGCAGCTTGTTGTATGTCTTGCTGTGTAGGCATTCCTTGAGCCATTTGAGCATAATTTTCTTG